CTACATGCAAAATACTTTGAACTATATAATACCATATTTCTTCTGAGGAAGAAAGCAGAACAACAAAGAAAGAATATCAGGCACGAAAGATATGAGTATTATTCTGGCAAAGCGGATCCCGACGTTTATATTGAAAATCCGTTTCCCAAAAAAGTCAGAGATAAAGACACTATGCAAAAATATCTGGATGCAGATGAGAGACTCTCAGGAGTTTCGTTGAAAATTGACTATTACGATACAATGCTTGTTTATATTGAGAGTATACTGAAGCAAGTAAGTAATCGAACTTACCACATCAAAAACGCAATAGAGTTCATGCGATTTAACTCAGGGTTAGGGTAATGGAAGACGAAATTCTTTTCGGTGAACAGTTTGATGAAAGTCAACCTTACATTTCATTAGATCTTGACATTAAAGATGTCAAGCTTATTCATGAGTGCATATCTCAGGCAAAAGATCTATGCCATCATGATGAAGAAAAGAAAGAAAGTTTAAAATATTTTGATGATTTTTTCACCAGGGTTATACTGGAGTATGGATTCAGAGTAAACTGATGGAAGAAGAATTTTTACCACCAGATGATGAATACGATTATCAAGTAAACTTTAGGATTGAAGACATTCGTCTTCTTCATCACTGTGTGTTGAAAAGAATAGAAACATGGGAAGGATCCCCAGCTCGACATCCAATGGAGCAAGAACATTTGTGGATGTTGAGAGATAATTTATACAGAATGATATTAGAATATAAGTATGAAAACATGTGATAAATATTCACAGATGATTGTTCATCGTGAATACGACAGATCTTGTTATTTCTAAATCAAACGAAGTATTTTTAAAAATCAATACTGAACCTCATATTGAATATGAGTTAAGAGATCATTTCAAATTTGAAGTCCCAAACGCCAAGTTCATGCCACAATATCGTGGTAGAAATTGGAATGGAGAAATTCATTTATATGACATGCGTTCCAAGCAGATCTATGTAGGACTGTTGGATAAGATTGTTCAGTTTTGTGAAAATTACGGATATAGTTATTCATTCGAGAATAATAAATTCTACGGACAACCTTTTGAAGTAAATGATGAGATATCATTTGAAGGTGTCAAAGGATTCATGAATTCTATTTGTACTCATACTCCACGTCAATACCAAATTGAGGGAGTATACGATGCTCTAAAGCACAATAGAAAGCTATTGATAAGCCCCACTGCGAGCGGCAAATCTCTGATGATTTATTCAATAGTAAGATACTATGCAGACAAAGGACAAAAAATTCTTCTAGTTGTTCCAACGACATCTCTTGTAGAGCAGATGTACAAGGATTTTGAAGACTATGGTTGGGATGCTGAGTCATACTGCCACAAAATCTATAGTGGTAGAGAAAAGAACAGTGATGCACCGATCACTATCACCACCTGGCAATCTATCTATAAGTTAGAGAGAAGTTGGTTTGAAGAATACAATGTTGTTATTGGAGATGAAGCTCACTTATTTAAGAGTAAGTCTCTTATATCAATCATGACTAAACTTCATCATGCAAAGTATAGATTTGGTTTTACAGGGACTTTAGACGGCACTCAGACGCATAAATGGGTGTTAGAGGGAGTCTTTGGACCTTCATACAAGGTGACAAGAACTGATGAATTGATGAAACAAGGACACCTTTCACAGTTGGATATTCAGTGTCTTGTTTTAAAACATCAACCACAATCATTTGAAACATATAATGATGAGATTGAATATCTTATCTCGCATGAACAAAGAAACAAATTTATTACTAATTTAACTTTAGATCTTAAAGGGAATACACTTGTTCTTTTTGCAAGAGTCGAAGCCCATGGAGAGGTACTCTATAATCAGATAAATAATAACAAGAGTGATAACCGTAAGGTATTTTTTGTACATGGTGGAGTAGACGCAGAAGAAAGGGAGGTAGTAAGAGAAATTACCGAACGAGAAAACAACGCAGTTATCGTTGCCTCCTATGGAACTTTTTCTACTGGTATCAACATTAAAAACCTCCATAATGTTATCTTTGCCTCTCCAAGTAAGTCCAGAATCCGCAATCTTCAGAGTATTGGACGAGTTCTTAGAAAAGGAAAGGGAAAAGTAAAAGCAACTCTGTATGATATTGCAGATGATTGCTCTACAAAAACAAAAAAGAATTATACATTAAACCATCTGATAGAAAGAATAAAAATCTATAACGAAGAAAATTTTAATTATGATATCATAACCATTCACTTAAAGAAAGCATGATAGAAGATGATTTTTACGCAACAATAAAATTAAAATCAGGTGAAGAAATCTTTTGTAAAGTAGCTGCAGAAGAAGAGGAAGAAAGAACCATTCTAGTCGTATCTAACCCTATTGTTATTAAAGAGGTAAAGGGTAGAGTTGGTATGATTGGTTATAAAGTAGAACCATGGATGAAAACAACTACTGATGATATGTTTTTTATTAATCTAAACGATGTATTAACGATGTCTGAATCAACAGATATTGAGATGATCATGATGCATCAAGAATATGTGAGAAAAGCAGATAGTAATCCTAAATCAGGATCTAGTAATCATAAACTTGATAAAGAAATGGGATATCTTGCTAATGTACATGACGCAAGAGAAATACTAGAAAAGTTATATAATAGTCCTTCTAATAAAGATATTAGTAATTAAGCTAAAGCTTTCTCTTCAAACCCAACAGAGTTAGTCTACACAAGGTTTAGAGACTTGTCAAGTATATGTCTTAATGGTATACTTTATACATAATGATGAGATATAGTTATGATACAACCAGGCATGACTAAGAGAAAGAGATCAGAACATTACGTCAATAACAAAGAGTTCTTAGCTGCTTTGATCGCATATCGTGAGAAGGTTGACTTGGCAGCACAGAGAGGAGAACCCAAACCTGTTATTCCCAGATATATTGGAGAGTGCTTCCTTAAGATCGCAACTCACTTATCATTCAAACCAAACTTTGTGAACTACATGTTTAAGGATGATATGGTTTCTGATGGCATTGAAAACTGTGTGCAGTATATTCACAACTTCAATCCTGAGAAGTCTCAGAATCCTTTTGCATATTTCACACAAATCATTCACTACGCTTTTTTGAG